GATTTGAAGGAGAAGCAGGTGCTGCTTCTTACTACGTCCAGGCTGGCCCAGCAATCGTTGCTGTTGATGGCGAAGAAACTGACACCCAGTTCTCTGGTAAGGCAGGAGTTGGCGTCCCCGTCTCCGATGCTCTTGGAGTATATAGTGAGATGTCCTTCCTGACTGCTGACAATGATGATGACTTCGGTGTTGGTGGCAAATTGGGTCTGAAGTACAGCTTCTGATATTCAATATAGACACATAAACATCTAGATGTTATACTGGGGGTGCGACGGCATCCCCTTTTTTTATGGATTATCAACTTCCCCCACTCTGTATTAGAAGTATTGTACCTACCGAAACTGCGGGTAGAGTACTTTTAGATATGCCATCTCTATGGAGAGATAGTGATGCAATAAACCCTGTAAATATTGATGAAAAAATTGTAGAATCTATTATGAGTGAACCTTACAGTGTACCTATGTGTCCACCGGGTTGGCCAAATCCTCCCGAAGTTTCTGAATGAAAAAATATTTTATAACTTTCATAACGAATCCAGGAGTGCTGACCTCTCTCTTGATGTTTGGAATGATAGCATTCATAGGAGCACTGCATAACCATGCTCACTACACAATGGATACAGATGCAGATGCGTATGTGAGGCAGTGGTGTAGATCATCAGCAGAAAACAAAAAGACCTGCATCAGTTATGGCGGTAACATGGACTATTGACTTGACAGGTCTTTAGATTTCCTATATACTATGTAAAGAAACATAACGGAGTGTAACATGACTGTAACAACTGAAGACGGCGGCCGTACAAACATGTACGCTACCGAACCAAGAATGTATATCTCTGAGACAGACGCAGAGCGTTATGGTCTTGAGACATATGCAGAAAAGGCAGAAAAATTAAATGGTCGTACTGCGATGATTGGTTTTGTTGCAGCAGTTGTATCATATGCTACGACTGGTAGTATATTCTTCTTTGGAGCATTTGGATTCTAATGACTGAATCTATTTTTACTATAACTAGTATTGCATTTTTTGTAATACTATCCTATAGTATACAACAACTATCAGAAACTTACTAATGGCATTCAACATCACATTCAAGACTCCAGAAGGAACTGCACAAACTATAGAGTGTCAGGATGATCAATATCTCCTAGATGCTGCAGAAGAGGCTGGAATCGACATGAACTATTCATGTCGTGCTGGTGCTTGTTCTTCCTGTGCTGGAAAGATTGAAGTTGGTACTGTTGACCAATCAGATCAATCTTTCCTTGACGATGATCAGATTGATGCAGGGTTTGTCCTCACATGTGTTGCTTACCCAACATCAGACTGTACAATCTTGACAGAGCAGGAGGAGGCATTATACTAATGCTTATAACTATTGCTATCACGATGCTTGCCTTTATTGGAGCAGCAGTGATGACACAATCTGGAGATGAAAATGTCTAATCCCAACCAACTTTATGAGGATATGGAACGACTCAATGCCCTCTATGAAGAACTATGTTGGGATCATGATGACGAATTAGTGTTTACCCATGATGGTAACCAGATTTTAGTTTACAATAAAACCATACAAGAAAAAGTATGACTGGATTACCAAAGTTTTTTGAGCAAACTTCAAATCTTTCATACGATAGACATACCTATAAGGTTTATTCTAAAACAGGAAAGACTCACACATTTGATGACTACAGAGAAGTATTAGGAGTTTGGTTTCAAGAAAGCGATGTCCTCTCACATGTAGAGGTTCAAGACAAAAACAAAGGATTTAAATAGGAGAAAAACAATGAATCAAAACGCAGAACGCATCAACGGTTGGGCAGCAATGCTCGGCGTGATTGCAGCAATCGGTGCTTATGCCCTTACTGGAGACCTGATCCCTGGAATTTGGTGAACACATATGTATGGTTGTTAGTAGGATTTATTATTGCTTATATCATTACAGCACCAACAGATGACGATGATGGTCCACCCGATAAGGGTATGATGAGACCAGTTTTTGAGGGGGTCTAATGACCCTCTTTTTTTCTAAATAGAAGAACCATGCTTCCTTTCAATGCCAGAAGAAGTCAAAAAAGAAGAACCCAAGAAGAAGGGTATTCTAGGTAAAATTAAAGAGGCAGCAGATGACAAAGAAGAACAGCTTGATATTCTGTCTACTTTTGTTAGGCTTGGCATCCTTGTTTGGAGCGGCGGAATACTCACGTTGGCGTACATCCAGTTACCACCCGTACTCGGTATTCCCGAGCAAAAACTAGATCCCACTTTTATAGCCAGCGTCTTCACCGGAGTTTTAGCGACTTTTGGTGTCCAGGCAGCAAAGAAAGGTGCTAATGGAAATGGTAATGGATCTTCCAATGGCGGCATCAACAAAGCAGATATGGAAAGATTGATTGCTGCCGCAGCACAAACTGCACCTGCACAAACTATTCGTATTAAGCAGGCACCAATTCAGTTCACCACAAAAGATAGTGAACCACCTGTAAAACATACCGTGTAATCTTATGAACTTCTTTAAATGGACTGCATTGGGAGTCGGTGGTGTTGTTGCTGTAGCACACATCGGTGTTCTGGGGCACATCATCCAAGCAACAAAAACACCAGAAGTTCCAATTATTAATTTACCTAGGGGAGATTATTCCTCTTATAAAATCAAAGCAGGTAAAGAAGGTTATAGTATAGAATACAAAGCAAACGATCCTGCTGTTCTTAATTCTGAGAGATCACTTGACTTAGATAAGAATAAGAAAGGATTCTTTGGTGGTAATAGTAGTGAGAAAAGAACTGAATATAGACGTGATGAATATACAATGGACGGCACTCGTAATATAGGAGGTGCTGTAGACGGCGAGGGAAAGTCTGCAAAAGACATAGAGTGTATCGTGGCGGACGCTGGAGCACGGTCACAAGGTGCGATGGCAGGAACTAGTATTGCTGCTGGTATTGGTGTTCCTGCTGTGATTGGTATTCCATATGTTGGATGGTTGGCTGCTGGTTGGATATCCCTTTTAGGTGGTAAAGTGGGTTCTACTGTTGGGTCTACTGTTGGTTCTGTATTTAATGATTGCTAATCAAAACTTAGTCACGAAGTCAAGATAAAATATAAGTATAATGACGCAGAGATATCATAGATAGTTTGTATGAAAAAACATTATGTGACCAAAGAAGAATGTCAGGAGATGATCGATGATGCAATTCGTAAACACAACCGCAATGCTGGAATTATTTCTATGTGTGTGGGTTGGGTTGTTCTCGCTTTATTTGCTGAGGGTCTCCTCAGGCTCATAGGAGTAATACCTCCACTGTTACCTTGGTTGAATATAAAACTATGATGAGCGGACTATTTGTATTTGGATTCGTATCCTTATTATGCTACACACTACACTTTACATGGCCTCTAAAATATAAAGGAAGATAAAGTATGTTTGGAAATGTACTATTATGGATTTCAATACCTTTTGTATTGACCACTATATTTTTTGCGATTTACAAGGGAGAAAATATCTACTATGAGAGCGATAACTATGACGGAAATGGGACAGCACACTAAAGAACGTTACAACTTTGCTATGAGTTCATTCTCTAGAATGTATGGTGTGAATCATGTAAAAGGGTCAGAAGAAATTACTAGATTTTGTATTAAATGGGCATATGATAAAGATACAGTTTCTCCTTCTGGAACTCTGACAGATATTGACTTTTACTTTTTAGACTTCTGGAAAACCTGGGGAGGATATCTATGAATTTATTATTGCGTCCTCTCGATTACCCAAGTGATCCTGTATGGTCAGTAATTATTCTAACGTTCCTTGCTGCAGCATTAGCATTAGCATATATTGTATACATATTAAACGAAGCATTTGAGGAATTAAAAGATGGGAAAAATGATACCACCAAGCAGGAAGTCGTGCTACAACTTCCGAGTGACGGAGATCAATCGTGTCCTTGATGGTGATACTATTGATGTCACAATTGATCTTGGGTTTGACTTATACAAGAAGGAAAGAGTTAGAGTTGCAGGAGTTGATACGCCAGAGAAAAGAACGAGAAATCTAGAGGAGAAGGCACTTGGAATCGAAGCAACCAACTGGCTCAAAGAAAAACTTGAAGGCACGCTGGCTGGT